AGAGATAGAATATTGGGGCTACTAAATCTTCGTCAAATTCAAATTCTAATTGTTCGTATTCTTTCTTTTTCTTTTCCTCTTCTTCTACTGGTTCTATTACTAACTTCTCATACTGTTCTGTAGTTCTTATCATGTTTTATCCTTGTAATACAAGGCGCTCCTATTATCTATGAACAAGAGCGCCATGTTAAAATGACTTCATCATTCTTTATATCACTTTCGGCCGAGCCCGTAATTCGTCATATAATATTTCAGAGACTTTGTAGATTCGGGCTGCTTCATGTTTACTACGAAACATCATTTTCGCAGTAGCTAAATCCTCCGCCTCATACTTCTCATGACCAGTGTGCCATGGCGGAACGGTGGTTTCGAAATCCACCTCAAATTGTTTCATGTGGGTTTTAAGGTTTCTCCTTTTCTTCATGGGATTAAAAAGGAACATAATAAAAGGTTCATCACTTGGAGGATAATAATTATCACTTAACACTCTATATATCATTCTCAACATTTACACTTTTTTTACACCTTGAAATAAAATCTTGATCTAATTTAAATTCCTGTTTAGAATAATCAGGATTTAATCTTAAAGGTTCTGACCACATGGTACTGTAATTATGTGCAGTTCTTCCTGGCCTAACATGCAGTGCACTATTAAAAACAAATGATATCCTTAGTTGATCAGAAAGATGTGGGTAAGTCATGTGATATATGTAATTTGCCAGTACCACACACTCTTTTTCTCTTGGCATTAAATGAAGTTGTGAATCACTATAGCCGTTCTGCATCATATCATTCCACCTCTCACCAAAATCTATTTTAAGACTTCCTCTTGATGTTTCCTTTGATAACTTTTTCATCGTTGTTAAATCAGTAGCCTCTATACTTGGAGCTTGAGCAATATCTGGAAATGTATTTGCTTCAAGATATTTCAATTCTTTCTCTTCATCAAAAGTATTTAAATAAATTACCCCGTTACATTCAAAAAATGGACAAGGGGTATCAGAACCTAATGGCGCATCTCTATTTGAATGTTGATGCATTGGTGCAAAATAGTTAGGCTCTTGGACAAAAAACCAACACATGTTTGGATGTAACTCCCAGCCAGGATCAATAGGTTGTATAAAATTTTCACACAATTTATAATACATCATAGTACCCATTTCTGTTATGTACTGATAGAGTGCTTTATAATCCTGAATATGTTCCACTCTTACTTCAAGATTATTTTTCATTTCATGTGTAAAATTTATATTTGTAATATTAACTGGGCGAGATATAGTTTCAATAAACAAATCTTTTAATTGCTTAAAAACTACATTTGAAATTTCTGGATCATGTAATATTGGAGTCACATTAGGGTAACGAAATTGTGGCATGGTTATCCTTTTACACTTTTCATTATTTTTTTCAACTTATCAATTTTTTTTACATGTTGTATCCACTCTTGGCTCATATCTATCTTATATAAACGATTCACACCATGTGAATAAATAATCCTATAATCAAGATCTAATTCTTTCATAAAAGTATAAGCTTCAGTATCACTCATCTCTATGTACATAATAGGTTTATGTTTTCTTATTGTATTTTCAGCACCTTGTAAAACTCTAAGTTCAAACCATTCAACATCTATCTTTATAAAATCAAGTTGATCGAATTCATAACTATCTAATGTTCTAGTTTTAACTTCTATTTTTGGAAAATTTTCCCACTCAGGCTGAACCCATCTATCACCTGTCTTTTGATTAAATTCATGTACAAGTGATGCCATTCCAGTATTAGTAGTATTCGGTACTTTCATTGGGGCAGTTCCATTCTCATGCCCAAGTGCTACTGTCTCTAATATACTAACATTTCCCCATTCACTTCTTTCATCGATGAATTTTAGCATATTCTGTTTCCAACATTCGATATGTTTAGGAACAGGTTCAAAAGCTATAACCTTCTTAAATCGTTCTGCTAATCTAGTAGACCAAATACCTACATGAGCTCCAATGTCAAGTGCTACATCCCATTTGGATATGTGGGACATCACATTATCAAATTCAACTTGTTCATAATCTCCACCCCACCTGATCCAATCATCATCATCGGGAATCCAGATTCTTTTATCTTTAGTAAGGTGCATCAGTAAGTTGATTTAATTGAATCACAAAGTCCTAGCTTCTTAGCTTCTTTGGCAGAGAGCCAAACATCGTGTGGCGGTAGGAGATATTTACGAATATCTTTCTCTGATAAGCCGGTACATTTTTTGTAGTGATTAACCATTCTGTCCGTAGTTAAATCATACTCTTTTACTACAGCAAACAGTTCATGTTCTTTTCCAAAAGAACCCCATGAATATTGATGGGAAAGAATAGAAGTATTAGGAGTAAGAATTCTTCTTCCCTTTTCTCCGGAGATAAACATTAACAATCCACAAGATGCAATCATTCCCATTCCGATAGTTCGTATTGGAATCTTTGAACCTTTCATTATATCTACTAGAGCAAAGCACGCATTCAGATCACCGCCAGGCGAACATATTCCTAGAGTCAGTTCTTTCTTTTTCTTGTCCTTGTTGTAGTTTTCAGAAATGATCCAATCTATCAAAGGCTTCATTGTCTCTTGTGTAACATCTCCCATGAATACATGTTGTCCTCTCATGAATAATTCAGAAGATGGATCTAATGGTTGCGGGGGTTGTTGTGGATGTTGTTGGTCTACGTTATCTTCATTCATCATATTGCCAATTTATAGTTGGAGGATAACTGGTATCCTTGTTAGTATCTAAAAAGTTTTCTTTTTCGGGTGCTACCTGAAACCAACCTGTGATATACAACTTGTCTCCCTTCAATGGAGGATTACCCCTATGAAGATGTGTAAAAGAAGCTGGCCATATAACTGTTCGGGCAACTTTCGGTTGTACTCTTACAGATTGATGTAGAAATTCTGTTTCTCCACCTTCTTCAGGAGCAGATAGGTATGTCATGTATGCTAATATTCTATCTGTTGCCTGATACATATTATTCTCATAATGCCAAACATGATATCCTTGTCCTGGTTTTACTTTATGCATTTTAAAATTACGATGCATTAATGTAACATTATTCATATCATAATGTATACAATATTGATTCAAGCATCTATATAATCCTTCCCAATATTCCGTCAAAATCCCTGCTGGAAAGTCACCATTACATAATGACTGAGTAGATTCTATTACTTCATCGTTACGTAATGCTGTTGCCAGATTACCTGCATCATTTTGAGAACTCCATGTCCAATAATTTTTATGAGCCAAGTCCCACCATGCAATCAACTTATGGACTACCTCAGGAGCAAGGGTGTCATCAGTTATTCCTATATGACTTGTTCCAGTACATTCTATAAAATCTGTTTTATTCATTGTGACTGTTATATAAAGATATTGTATTTTCAAAATAAGTTTCCGCCGGAGTGACAGAGAACCATCCTGTTATGTAATATTTTTCTCCGTCTAATGGTGGATTGCCTCTATGCATATGTGTAAATCCGGCGGGCCAGATTAAAGTTCTACCAACTACAGGTTTCACTCTTTTACTCTGATGTCTAAATTCTGTTTCGCCCCCTTCTTTCGGAACTCTTAGGTATGTAGTATAAACTAATATTCTGTCAGTCTGATGAGCATTTCCATTTTCAAAATGCCAGAAATGATATCCCTGTGTAGGAAGAACTTTATGCATCTTGTTAGTCTTATGCTGTAAATTAATTTTATTCAGATCATACTTGGAACAATATGCGGCAAGACATCTTTTCAATCCTTGCCGATATATGTCATGTACATGAGAAGGAATATGATGTTCTAACATAAGATCTAGAGGATAGATTATTTCATCTTCACGTAGATTCGGTGGTAAATCTGAATCTGTTCGACTTCCCCTCACCCAGTCATGTTGAGCACAGAGATCAAACCACTCAACAAGTTCACTACATACACCTTCAGTATCATGATCCCAGGGATTTTCGAATATTCCTATAAAGTCTTCATAGGTAGCATTCTCATTCTCCCATTCATTCTTTGGGTTTCGCATTTTTAATTCCTATCTTTTTTCAATTTTAGTTGGAATTTTTTTATATATTCAGACAGTACATAATTATTATTCTTTTTAGGAAAATCAACTCCTACTACTAATTCACGTTTGACTTGCTTATTAGGACTATCTGGGTTAACACTATCTACGAATGTGGAAAAATTAAAATTAATCCCATCAGGCGGCTCCTCACCAGTAATAGCTTCTAACTCTTCATAGAATAAGGCAATCATATCTTTAATCTTATAATCTAATTTATTATAAGTAATATAAAACTCTGGTGAATTAAGATCACCTACTTCTGAATATTCTATTCTATCTTCTATCGTTGAATAGGTATCTTTATAATTACTATAAGAGCCTATGCCCAAAGTATTTGAAACAACGACATCATCTACATCGCCGTGAGGCCATTTACTCATTTCCTCTACTTGAGGAATCCAATGAAACATTTCAAGGGGGTCTACATCCCGTCTGATTATTCTAAGTGAAAAACACCTTCCTGATATTCCATCATTTTTTTGTCTATAGCTTATAGGTATATCTATCCCACCACCAACAGGACTAAAAGTATTATAGATGGCATATTCTGGATTCTTATTGAGAAATAATTCTACCGTAGCGGTAACAAGATTATCAAATTTACCTTCTTCATCAAATATAGTTGGTATGGTTATTACCGAAATATTATTGTCGGCTAGAATTTGTATATCTGTCATCAGTCTGTCTAAATCTTTAGCAATATCTCCTGTATCTAAAAATAAAACATCTGAATTAGTTTCAAATCCTATTGAATTAGCATATCGTATATGTTCACATACTTCTTCTATGTCTTTAGGAACTCGCCTTTTATATTTCTTCAGGGCATCACGGTCAAAGGTTTGGACACAAACTATTACAATATTAAAATTATATTCCCTTAATGTATCGAGTTGTTCTTTGTTCCAATCACAAACGTGCATTTCCATCAACTTGTTTCTTTGGGATTTGAAATTGGGGATAATATCAAAGAGACTCCTCATTTCACTTGGTGACATTAATGTAGGTGTGCCACCACCAAAAAAATAACCATTAATTTGTGGAGAAGAAAGTACATCACCATAGAACTCAATCATCTTAGGCAAATATTCATCATAGTATTGCCTATAGTTGTTCTTATTGAATAACGTTCCCTTAAAATTACAATAAGTACATTGTTCCTTACAAAAAGCACTATGGATGTATACACCTATAGGTTGTTGAGTAGTCTTCCATAGATCTAATATCTCTTCACCCGATACCTGTTTTCTCATATTTCTTTTTTCAATTTCGCAAATTTTCACCACATCGACATCGCCAGTTCTTCCCTCATCATAGGAGTTACATTATATATTCCACCCGCCGCCAGATCTGAATTTTCCCTGTCCTCTATGTTCCTCGATAGACAAAAGAACTCCGGCGCCCAATCTGCAAATTTCTCCTCATCCTTCGTGGTGTAGTGGAGTATCAATGGATTGAAATGGTTCTCATGTTTCTGTTCCATGAATGTCTGGCTCACATCCTGATTCCCGAACAATGATGTACGTAAACTCCACCTACTCAGTAGTACCCAGAAAGCGAACTCATCCATGATTCTGTAATTGGGAATGGAATAGAACACCTTGAAAGTATGTATGCGTTTCAGTAAGTCTGTATACTCTTCCAGTATCTCTGGTGTAAAAAGTTTGTGAATACTATGATTCAACAGTATCACACCAAGACAATATTTCTGTACTTCGGTCTTCCCACCCTGTGCGAGTATACTTGCGTCTATCAAGTCTAGGTAAAATCGTGGGTCTTCTCCACATACTCCAAGATTAGGATCGTGCCTGAATCCTAGTTCTTCTCTTCCATAAACCGGATCACGTTTATAGATGTCAAAGAGCAGTTGCACATCTCCGTTTATCCATGTGTCAGCATCCATATAGAGTACGTTCAAGTGTTCATCTTTCCATAGTGCCAAGTTGTACCATCGATGGATACACCACGCATTCGGCTCTTCGCCAGTAAACGATTCGTGGAAGGGATACATGTCTATGTTGAACTCATCACACAAGTCTTTCCATTTTGCCCGTGACGGCCACAATCCTTCCTCTGCATCCCCATTATAACAGAAACGTACCTCTATGGACGGATTATGTTTACGCAAGGACCTCCAGGAAAGTCGCAGTCGTTTATACTCATGAGCTCCAATTTTTGGCTTATTCGGAGCTTCCATAAAAGAATAGAATACAATATCCTTTCCATCCTTTGGATAAGGTATCAACGAACCCATAGGTGGAGAAGGTTGGTCACTCCTATACGCACGCAATTCTTCCCGTATGGTTTTTTTGTATTCTACTATATGGGGTGACTGACTGTTCTTGTTCTTTAGGTTCAGTAGATAATTATGTAGTTCATTGGGATTCATTATTTTTCAATAGCTTTTTTATTTCATTATTAGTCTTCTCTAGTTTCGCTTTCAACTGTTCTTTGGAAACCTTTCTCTTGCGTGAAATGATGGATGAACGTATCTTCTGTTCTCCAAACTTAATCGTCTTACTATACTCTTCTTCTTGCTCCTTCTTATTGTTTCGTAGTTCTTTATCTAGGTCTTTCCTTGACTTTCTCTTCTGTGCAGATTCCTTCTGGAACAAGTACTTCCATTGTGGACTTCGATTCTCATCCCATGTTCTATGTTGTGACATACTCTATTATTCTGTATTTAATCGTTATGTGTGTGAAAGGTCGAGTGGCTGTTATACCGTGTTCTAGTACCGGCCACACAGTCAGGGGTCAGCAGCCCGTTTGAGTGCTCCGCTAGCTCCGCACCCTCACTCGACCCAGTTTCCTTATTTTCCTGCGTTCTCTATTATATATAGGATTTCTCTGGTCGGTGGAACGTT